TGACTTCCTATTCGCAGAGAACAACGCAACTGGTGAACAGTTTATTGGTGAGGACATCTCCTTCTTCCGTAAGGTTAAAGCAGCGGGTGTTCCTGTCTATGCCAACACATCAGCATTAGTTAAACACATGAAGCGTTTTGCTTTTGATGATAATTATTACAACCTTTACTGGGCAGCCATCGAGGGTGCGGAAAGGGCTAAGCAAAATGCCGACACAACAAGCGAGTAACAAGCGCCGAGGCGCAGCATGGGAAATTGATTTAGCCGATTGGCTAATGCAGGAAGGGTACAACGCACAGCGTTTGCCACGGGCAGGGCGCAATGATATTGGAGATGTTTATCTACCCACTGTTAATGATGGTTATGTTATTGAAGCCAAGGCACCAAGGCGTGATGGGCGTATTGACCTATCTGGTTGGTTGCGTGAGGCTGAGGTTGAAGCAGAAAACTATCGTGTATAAAAACGATTGTTGCTTGCGCCAACACCATTGGTAGTTATCAAGGCAAACAACAAGGGAATTGGGGATGCTTATGTCGTACAGAGGCTCAGTAATGCGCTCCCAAAACTCTAAGCATGACATAGTTAAAGTATTAGAGCACTACGGATTTACTATTCCAACTAATCGCAGTGGTTGGTTAACTGTTAGGTGCGCCTTCCACAACGATAAAGTTAAGTCAGCGCGTTTGAACATAGAAAACGGCGGGTTCCGTTGCTTCGCATGTGAGATGTCTGGTGATGTTTATTCACTTATTATGAAGAAAGAAGGAGTTAACTATGTCGAGGCTCTCGAAATCGCAGAGGGAATTACTGGCGAAAGCAACGGAGAACTACGAAAAAAACCTAGACGAGGTGGCTCCGTATCTGGAGAGTCGCGGTATAACCAAGGAGACAGCACTTATGTTCCGCCTCGGCTTCGTAAAGAATCCTGAGGCAGGACACGAACCTTACCTTGGCAAGTTGGCTATCCCATACCTGACACCATCGGGAGTAATTGACATACGCTTTCGTAGTTTAAGCGGTGACAATGGACCTAAATATCTATCAAGACCTGGCGCAACCACACACATCTTTAATGTTGCTGCTTTGAATACAGATTCAGATGTGCTTGTTATCTGTGAGGGTGAGATAGACACAATGATTGCCACCCAAGTGGGCTTCGCAGCAGTTGGTTTGCCTGGCGCTAACAACTGGAAACCTTTCTACTCTCGTGTCCTTGCCGACTGGGAAAAGATTATGTTGTTCTGTGATGGTGATAATGCTGGTAAGGAAATGGCTAAGACAATCGCTCGTGAACTAGACAATGTGTTCCCAATCTTTATGCCTGAGAACTGTGACGTGAACGATGTGTACCTCGCCGAGGGCGCAGAAGGACTACATAAACGAGCGGGTGTCTAAACAATGGCAAAGAACTCAAGTTTTGATTTAGACTTTGGGTACGGTAGAAAAGGCGAGCAGTTAGTTGACGAGTTATTAACTGGGGGAAGAACAGTAGAAGTAAAGCGTGACCGCAAGTGGTTTAAAACCAACAACCTATACATTGAAACTGAGTGTTACTTTCTTAAGACAGAAGCGTGGGCACCTAGCGGATTAGGTGTAACAGAAGCATCGTACTGGGCGTTTGTGTTACAGGAATCTACTTTAATTGTACCCACTGATGTGCTTCGCTTCGCAGTTAAAGAGTATGGCAGAGAGATTAAGTGTGAGATACCCCCGAATATTAGTAAGGGTTACCTCATAACAGTAGATGATTTAATGACAGCGACAAGGAAATATAAAGATGGATAAGCAAGACAAAGTTTGGGAAACTATCTACGGCACAGCACGGCAGGTTGCCTCACGCAGTAACCGCATCCATCGCGGACTTGTAACCACTGATGATGTGTACCAACACTTATCATTATGGGCGCTGGAACACTGGCACAAGATAGAGGAGTGGGAACAGCAAGAGTCGTTGAAGTTTAAACTACGCCGTACTTTCTACAATGAAGCGCAGAAGTATGTCGCACGAGAACGCTCACACCACTCACGCACGCCTATGTCTGATAGTTTTTACTACACACATGAAGTGTTACATGAACTGTTGCGTGATGCGTGGACATACGAAGGATGGACAGATACTTCTGACTTAAGTAATGAGTTTGTATCTAAGTCAAGCAAACCTTCCGAAGGTGGCAATCGTATGGCTTTGTTATCTGATGTATCGGCAGGGCTAAAACGTTTAAATGATGCTGACCAAGAGTTAATGCGGTTGAGATATTCCAATGGTGGCATGGAGTTTGATGCGTTGGCTGAGCATTACCAAGCAACAGAGGAAGCCATACGAAAGCGTGTTAAGAGAGCGCTAACTAAGTTACAAGATAGACTGGGCGGAGAAGCACCAGTGTGGTATGGGCGTAGGCGCAATCGCACCAACGCAGAAGCACGAGATGAGGTAGGAGATAACTAATGGAAAAAAGAATCGGCAAGTATTGGTTCTCTTGGGGTGTTAAGGCTGGCTTTGGTATTGGCTTTGAAATAAATAAATACCATTGGAGTTTAGACCTCGGCTTTTGGTATGTAAGTCAGGAGTTCTAATGATTATTGGATTAAGTGGATACGCACAGTCAGGTAAAGATACGACTGCTGAATTGTTATGTCTTAATTACAAATATAAACGACAAGCATTTGCTGACCCGATGCGCCATGCGCTAATGATTATCAACCCTAAGTTGGATAGCATCACTCGTTTGTCTGAGTATGTGGATGACTATGGTTGGGATATGGCAAAGCAGAATCCAGAAGTTCGCCGTCTATTACAGGTAATCGGTACAGATTTTGGTCGCAAGATGTTGGGCGTAGATGTCTGGGTAAAAATGTTAATGGATAAATTAAACCACGAGGATAGAGTTGTTATCTCTGATGTGCGCTACCCAAACGAGGCAGAAGCAATCAGGAAACTTGGTGGTTCTGTATGGCGTATCAATCGGCGCAACCACAGTGCTGTTAATGGTCACCCATCTGAGCATGCTATGGATAACTATATGTTTAATCATGTTATCTATAACGATGGAACTCTTGATGACTTAAGTGATGAAGTCTTTATGCTTGCGATGGAACTAGGTTTAGAAAAGTAACCTGACTTAATACATAGAGAAACCCAGCAGGACAGGAGAGTACCGCTGGGCTTTTCTATGTACACCAACCTTTATGTCTCGCGTTCATAAGGGCTGGTGTACCAGATTATTCTATTATCCATGCTTAGGTTCTGTCAAACCCCAACCGATACGCTTACGAATCTTGTGTCGCATAGGTGGCGTGGTGCCACCCCATACTCCGTATCTTTCATGGGCTAGTCCCCACTCAAGGCAAGCCAGCATGATTGGACACTCGCTACACATGCGTTCAAACATCCTTTCTTCCTCGCGGGTAAACAACTCCTGCTGTGGATAAAACACCTCGGTATCTATGCCTTGGCACGCAGCCTGTGACCAGATGCTCGGTCTATATTTCAACACGAAACTTACTAGCCCCTTGTTGTAGCGGTTCTTGCTTCCAGTTTCGCTGACTATCTTATGGAACTCTGGTCTATTATCTTTCATGTCTTAATACCAACCCTTTGCTAAGTGATGTGCGTATGCCTTACAGATATTGTTGCCAGTCTTTCCGTATCTGTGTTCAAGGTATTTAAGTCCAGCATCAACCTGTTTCATGCCATCCCATGTTGGCTTAAGACCGATGTTCTTCCATGTACCATCAAGTAACTGTGGAATACCCATGGCACTAGATGTTTTGTTCTTTGCTTTCGGTCGCCAGTTGGATTCTCTAGTCCACAATTCGTAGAGGCAAGACCACTGCTCAAGTTTATCCTTCTTGGTCAGTTGCTCAATGGCATAAAGTTGGTAATCGTTCTGGTAGTAAGCAATCACCTTGCCGTTTGGCGTTGGCGGTACCACTAATTCTTGCTCTTGTTTAGTTGGTGTCTTAAGTACTAAGATTAATCCAAGAACTATCACTGTAATTATCCACAACCTAGCATGCGGGTGAATCACTTTTAAGTTTAGCATCGCGCTCTGCCTCTGCCTTCTCATGTAAGTAAGTTTTGATGGCTAAGTTAGCCTGTTCATTATGTCTTAAGGTACAAGTGTCGCACATCTCAAGCATGTAGTTCATAATTGATGGGTTCTCTACTACGAAACTACACTTCACGCACCCCATTAAAACTGTCATAGTTCTACCTTTGTGTGTGGCTTAGAGTTATCTAGCAGTGCGGTGAATCGTGGTATCGAATCAACCCAGTCAGGTGATGAGTAGAATCTGCCTTCGCTATCTATCCATGTAGTTGAGTAACCTTCCATGTCACTCCAGTGTACGATGACTCGATACTCTTTACCCCCGCAGGTGAAGGTCAAGTCTTTCATATACGCCACAATAGATTTTTCCATAGCACCTATCTCCAGTTCCATTAGTTTTCTCCTGTCTTTGTAAGCCATGCGCTGACTGCTGACCAGTGGTTGCCATCTCTGTTTGCTTTTGTTTCTGCCTTCTCTTTTGCCTCTGTTTCATTTGTTGCTTTTATGCGAATCAATCGTTCTGATGATAGTGATACTAGATACTCTGTCATTTGTTTTCTCCTGTCTGTAGTTTGTTTTCGCACTGTTCAAGTATGCCCTGCCAGTAATCAAAGTCCTCGTTATTGGTAGTGGCGTTTCGCTGTGACCTTGCTCTCTTTATCATGGTCTGAATCTTTTTGCGTTCGGTTGAGTTCATGTCTTAATACCTAGCCGTAAATCACTGAGCCAAGTACGGCTACCTGTAGTACGGCATCACCGCAGACGGCATCGTAATCATCAAAGTTGTACAAGTCCATGTACACCTGTGTGTTGGCAATTGGCAAGGCTTTTAGTAACTCCTCAATACCGACAATCTTTTCTGTCTTAATCAAGGTATCCTCATCTATCGCAACGAGGCGCACCTTACCGATGGTGTCCCAATCTGTGTCCTCAAGGTAGTCAACCTCATGCCAGTGAGTACCAAAAGAATCAAAGGCTGAACCAAAGACGGCATCCCATAATTCTTGTTTGTTAATCTCAACCTGTATGGTGGCTGTTGTTTCTGTCTTAAGAACTGATGAGATAAGCCGTGTCCCGTTTACATAATTAAATGTGGCTGGGTCAATCTCACTATCAACCTCTGTTACTACTGTCCATGTGGTCATGCGACTAACTCCTCACTTGTTTCTTGGTAGTTAACTATGCTTGAGTCGAACTCTGGTTCGCCTACTATTGACTTACAATCTGTGAAATCAGGGAACTCGTAGTTCAATAACACTTCTTGAATATCATCTGTCTTAATAACGAAAGTGTGTTCAAAGGTTACTTCGTATGTCTTAGCCATTTTATTCCCCTGTCTCTCGGTCACACGCAGGGCAATAGCCTCGCGCTTGTTGGTTTGGGTGGTATCCGAATCGGTGACCTTCTAAATACATTTTTAGAATTGGGTCTTTAATGG